GTATTCTTCAGCGTTTCTATTAAGTTGTTCTTGTTCTGAATTATGTTTAGCTAAAGCTTCAGCAATAATATCTTCTGTTCTAGCAAAGTTTGTTTGTTCTTCATTTAATATACGTTGCACGTCTATAGCTTTTTCAGTAGCAGATCTAAAGTCAGTTTTTTGATCCGTTGTTGCACCAATAGCTGTAGCATATTTGTAGTAACTATCAGTAGCAGTTATAGTTCCGTAAATATTATTATCTACTTCTTCATTTACTTCAGCCATTTCTTCTCTGAAATCTGAGAAACTATTGATAGAGTCAGTAACACTTTGTGTAACACCAGTAACAGCTTTTACTATTTTTGTTAAAGGCCCACTTACGATCTTACCAATAGCTATTCCTAGTTCATCAAATGCGTTTCTCATAAGATCAGTTTGAGCTTTTAATGATTCCATTTGATTATTAGCTACTTCATCAGTAGCACCACCACTGGATCTAAGAGCTTCTTCATACTCTCTGATCTGATCTCCAGCACCACTTAAGATCTTAACAGCGTCAGCTACACCACGATTCAAACCTAATTGATCTAAAGTTGCGGCTTTCATCTCATCAGACATTGGGCCAAGTACAGCGTCTAACTCTTCAACAATGTCAGCAACATTTTTCATGTTCCCGTTAGTGTCAAACATATTAAGACCAAGCTTCTCGAACTCTTCACTATTCTTAGCAGTAGCTCTAGGTATATCACGAAGTACTTGGTTTAATTTATCTCCAGCTTCAGCTCCTTTGACTCCTCGATCAGCAAATGCGGCGAGAACAGCCATACCTTCTTCAATATCTTTGTTAACAACTTTTAGCGCCGCTCCAGCTTTATTCGTAAGAGCTTCTGAGAATTGTTGAACAGAAGCGTTAGCTAACTGATTACCTTTAACTAATACGTCAGTAACTCGAGTTAGGTTTTCTAAGTTTTGTTGAGCGTCTTTTACCGTAAGACCTAAAGCCGATTGTGCGTCAGTAGCAAGATCTGTAGCTGTAGCCATATCGAACATTCCAGCTTGAGCAAACTTTGCGACTTGTGGTAAAGCTTGAATAGATTGTTCAGCGTCTAAACCAGCAGAAGCTAAGAAGAAATAAGCTTCAGCAGAATCGGAAGCACTGATCCGAGTAGAACGAGATAATTCTAACGCCGCTTTTTCCATAGCTTCATTTTGTTCTACGGTAGTATTCATGATTGCAAGAGACTGAGTCATCTTGTCATCAAACTCCATAAAAGCTTCTACGGATTTTTGGAGACCTTTAGCGAGAGCTACACCTACAGCAATTCCTGCAACTTTAGCCATTTTACCAAAGGAAGCTAATTTTTTACCAGACTTATCTCCAGATCCACCAACACCGTCTAACTGTTTCTTTGCTAAGTCAGCACCTTTAGTGACGATCCTTAAGACTATATCTCCCATAGCCATAATCTATTTTCTCCTCTTTTTAGCTTCAGCTTCAGCTATAGCAATTTCTTCGTTTCTTTTTTTATTTTCGAAGACATAAAACCATGCCCACTGCATATATTCCTTATTGGACATAGTAGTGCGTAATTCTCCGACTGTCATGCCTAAGTCACGAGCCAGTCTGAATTGAAAAAAGAGATCGTTGTCAGTCTTGAAATTCCTCGATAACTGATTCGTTATCGTTCTCTCCAATCCCGTTTAGATCGTTAATAGCTAAGAAGATCTGATCTATGATCTTACTATCTTTTGAATACAGTTCATTAATTAGATCATCATCTAATTCTGGATCAACAACACAAGCTTTTAGAAGTTCTTTTTGATAACTAAAAGCGTCAGTATTGTCGTCATTAACTATACGACCTAATTCGATTTGCATTTTTTTAGAGATCCCTTGTAAAAGTAAACTTACTCCCCAAGCTTCGATCTCATATTCCATAGTTGGTATATCTGGTAATCCAGATATAGCGTCTTTGGTTAATCTTTTCATGTTACTCCTAATCTTTATAAATAAAGTATAGAAGGATTATTTACTAATGTGTGCCACGTGTGACTGCACCGCTAACTTGTAGATCAGCAGAATATCCGACAACATCTCCAACGGGAGATGAGATTGCGTAATTAGTCATAATAGCTTCTCCACTGTATTTAATTTTCCCAGAAGCAGTTCCTTCTGGAGAATATTCATACGATAGAGTAGCTGATTGACCAATTACAGCTCCGAATATTGCGTCAGCTGTAGCGTCCCACAAACCACTTAAGCTCATAGTAGCGTCCTTAAGACCTACAATATAAGTCTTATTTGAAGCACCTAGAGTGCTTGTCTCTGCTACATCAGCTGTTTCTGGGAAGTCAACATTGTTCACATAGGTTGATATATCAGTTAATGATCCACTAGCGTTATCTAGTTTAAAAACTGAATCTGATCCATGTACAAATGCCATATTTATCTCTCCTTAATTATTTCTTCCGATACCTACAATAGCGTTTAAAGTAGGCGTTGAAGATCCACCGATCGTGTTATGAACACGAAGGTATCTATTTATCGTTGTTCCACTATCTACAAACTTCACTTCCGAAGTAGCTCCAGTTGCAGTTGTGAAAGTTATTAGATCAGCGTAAGTGACGTTATCTGCACTATGCTGTATCTTTACTACCCCAGTTGGACTTGTACCACTGACTGAAGTAACAATTAAAAAAGCACCAAGTCCATTAGACGTTGATGATGAATTATCTTGAGCTGATCCTTGAACACCAGTTGCCGTAAAAGCTGAAGCAGTTAAAACTTGTCCGTTCCACATTCCTTCATCTGATTGAACATCTATTGATGTAGCTACTATATCTCCAACTGGACTTGATACAGCGTAGTTAGTTATATTACCTTTGGTAAAGGTAGCACTATCTCCAGTATCTAGACCGTCAATACCCATAGCAAAGTCAAAGTCATTACCACCCAACAAAGGTTGAAGAGTAGCGTCAGCTGTTGCGTCAAATAATCCACTTAGAGATACTGTTCCGTCCTTGTCTCCAACTATGTAAGTCTTATTATCGTTGCCGAAGGTTGTTGACTCTGCAATATCAGCTGATCTATTAGCGTCAGCATTGTTAAAGTATTCACTAAAGTTAGAACTGTTTACAAAAATCTTAGTTTCTTTACCGTGTTTAAAAGCCATTTATTTTTTTCCTCTACTATTTCTACGTCTACGTCTTCTTCTTCCAGATCGTGTTCCACCACCATATCCAGATCCGTAACCCATTTACTCTTCTTCCTTCCAAGCTTCATTCTCTTCTGTTGAAGGATCATCAGCTATAAAGTGTCCTTTTTCATTCCTAGCTCTCACTAGATCTTCTTTGACTATGATACCTTGATCAACTAGCCACTTCTTTGATTTCTTAGGAATATCTTTTTCATCAACAATATCTCCAATTTCAAAGACATCATCTTTAACCATAAATTCTATTTCTACAACGTACATCATGCTATTACTTCAACTCCAAATTCTACACCTAAATAATCAATGTCATTTACAGTATAGACGCCATAGTTGTCTGCTTCAACAACTCGAACAGATTGAGCTGATCCATTTAAAGTTAGATCACTCTCTACTTGAGCTTTAACAGAACTAGCACCAGTCGAAGCTAAATAACCGTCTAAAGTTTCTTGACTGTCTTGAGCGTCAACTCGACTTACATACAATAATATTGGAATGTTATAAGTGTCAGATCCCCGAGCCATTGTACTGTCGTAATCAATACTCTCTACAACTCCAACAACAGCTGTTGGTGGCTCAATACTATCTGGGACATATCCAAAAACTGATAATGAACTAATGTTACCTAAATTAGTAGCGATCCCATTTCTGATACTTGTCAAACTAGCCATGATCTATATTACCTTATCTTCCTTTTTTCCAGTTTCTCTCTATCTTTTTAAGACTAGCTAATAGTAATAGGTTTAACTCATCTGTGCTTTGTTCGTAACCCATTTTAATAAATGGAACTATAGCTGTTCCTTTTTCAGCAATAGATCTAGCTACTAAGAATACTGGTATACCTTTACGATCAGCCCAGCCAGTCAAAGCACTAAACGGTGGCCAGTGTGGACGAGTACGATCAAAAGATCCTTTATCTTCTGGGAAGCGTAAACCTTTATATTTGTAGTTCTTATTCATATCCCCATGAACATATCTAGCGTATGGAGTTGTAACAAAAACTGAAACACCGCCCGGCAATCTTCCACGATCTCTTACTTTTTTATATTTGATCTGAGACTTTAACTTACCAGTATCATCTGGAGTATTCTCTTTAGCTTTTTTCTTTATTTGTTTACCACTGTCATTAAATAATTTTCTTAAAGGTATATACGCTAATCCAGCTATATCTAATCTTTTTTTGAGCTTGTCAGCACCTTCTAGCTTGAACTCGAACTGAGTCATTTAGAGTCGATACTTTGTATAACCTTTGATCAGCTTCAAAGCGTCTGGATCAAATCTATTAAAGAGTTCAGCCGTTCCAGTTTGTGGATTACCATACGTTGAGAATGGAGAATCCTTCCTTTTAAATAACCTTGTAGCTTGAAGGAATGTAGCTTGTTTAATAGCAGAAGGTACAGAAGAGAATCCATACTTAGCTGTAACTTGTACGTTATTTATAATATCTACATCAAATCTCTCAGACGATCTTTTATCCAATATCTGAAGCATTGTTATTGGTTGATTCTCATCTAAGACGTTTGATCTATTAACTGGAGATACTATAAAGTCTGTATTGATCGTAAGAGTTGTATCATAAGATCCGTCATCAGTTGTATCAAGCTTAACAACTAAACCAGTGACAGTACTTATGTCATCTACTTCGAGTTCGTATCTATTTGTTGGAGTGTATGTTCTAACTTGACTTGTTGTTTCGTAAAAAATTCGACCACAATATTGATCGATCTCTCTACTAGCACTCTCTACAGCACTCTCTAAGTTAGTATCTTGACCACTACCACTAAGCCCGATATACGTCTTTATTTCGGACAAAGCACAATAGCCATTCGTAATGGCCATTGTTAATTACTTACCTTTGTTTTCTTTTGGAGCTTTAGCTTTAGTTCCAAGTCCCCAGTCTTTAACTTGAGCGTCTGTGACTTCTTGTCCTTTAGCACCAAGTAATGAAGCTTTTTTCCAAGCTTTTGGGATCTGGTTTTCGGTAGTTTCCATAACTTTACCGTCTTCAGCGTTCTTCCATACATATTTTTTTAAAATCATAATTTTCCTTTTTGACTGTAACTCGGACTGTCCAGTAAAGGTAGCCCGAGTTACTAAAGTCATTCTATTCTAAGTTACCTTAGAAGTTTGATATTTTAGCGAAAGCTGTTGCTCTATAAATAGGTAGTCCCATTCGAACTGTTGCTTTCATAACAAGAATATCTTTTACGAAGTTTTCGTCATGTGAATCAGACATAGCGACTTCCATACCTTGTCTTGCGACTATATGGATAGCTTGTCCACCACCGAATACTCCAACTATACAGTCTCCTGCTGTTGTCTCAGTTGACGGTACTACGGGAACTCCCCATAGTGTTGGTTGTACAGCATTACCGAAGCTACCAGCTCCAACAAATAATGGATTTAAAGCTCCACTTGTTGTTACAGCGTTTACTTCAGTTACTACTTGATACCAGTCAGCTGGATTCATAACTATAGCGTCTGGATTCATAAAAGAGTCTTTTTGTATTTCAGTAATAGCTTCAAAGACTTGTCCAATTCTCTTTAAGTTCCCACTAAAGGAAGAGAAGTTGAACGAATTGATTCCAGTCTTGTTAAGGATTCCAGTAAGGTTTACACCACTACCAGATCCACC